GTTTCCTCCTAAGGAAAATTTATGAAAATTCTACGGGAATGTGTGCCCGCGCTACCGAACTATCGCGGGTGAACGAAATATCCGCCCCCGGATCAGCTCGCCAAAACTGAAAAAATCTTTTAAGTGACCCGCGATCCTCGATATACGCCTCGTCAAACTTTAAAACCAATTTTCCAGACGGCTTATCGTACCGAGGCTTCGAGTTTATCCAACTCGATTTAAGCTCACCGAGCGCCTGCCTCAAAACCCGTATCGCATCCGCACGCTCATCGCTGTCGAGAGAATCGAGCTTGTCTTGCGCCCTCGTCTGAAGCTCAGAACGAACGTCTCCCTTGTTGGTCCTGGGCGTGAATTGAATCAATGCGTAAATGGCGTTACTCATATTTTTCCAGAACCAATGTGACCAGACCGATCGCTCGGTCCGGATTCGACTGCTGAACTTTGAACGTGTAGCCCGCTCCATTTATGTCGTCAAAGCTCACGGTCCACGGGCGGGAACCGCTGTCAGCGATCCCCACCGGTAGACCTAAGCCCGCCGCCGTTAGTGATGCGATACGAACCGCAACAGACGCCGACCGACCGCTGACAGCCACACCCGTATCAGGGTCGATAACCTGTGCAATGTCTGTAGACGTTCCCACAAGTGCGGCGCTCGCGCCCGTAGGGTCAGTTATGGTAATCGGCCAGCCGAAACCGCCTACGCCATCCTCAAGGGTGACAGCGAGGTCGGCCTCTGCTATCTCGCGCAAGCTCATTTTTTAATAATATGGCCGGTTGAGATAAAATGGTCAATGACTTTTTTACCACCATCGAAAAACGACTCATCGACTTTGTCGCCGTCCGCAACAATGCCTTTTTTACTGGTCAGCGCCTTACCTTCAGCGATGTAGTATCCGTCCGCTTGCGCGGGTGCCCGATCCTCGTCAGCGGCAGGTGCCCCGTCCGCTTGCGTTTCCGTTTCTGCGTCGGTTTGTTTAGCGCGCAAATCTTTCACAAGATCGGATAACTGCGAGTTGTTCAGTCCATCAGTCGTGATCTCAAGACCGAGCTCATCGGCGATAGCCTTTGCGGTCTTTATAAGCTCTTTGTTACTTGGCATTTTTTCTCCCGATTAGGAAAGAGCCCTCCGTTTTACGGGAGGGCTTGTGTTATTAAAGGTTAACGTCAAGGCAACCAAATGTATCGATCGCCGTCGGAATAAGAAGCGGACGCGCCGCGATCCCACCAAAAAGCTGCTCACCGTCCGCAGATACCCACGCGTTCGTGAACAGATCCATACCACCTGCAGCATTAGTAAAGCGCTGTGGGAGTCCAGGAAGAATCTGAGTTCCATTCATGCCCAACAGCCTGCCGATGTTTGGCACTGAACCAAAAGTCGCATCCAAACGACCGCCGGAAGACTGAACGATGATCTTATCAGGTGTGATGTACTGAGTGGTAGCACCGCCGTTAGGATTAACATAACGCCCGCCATACGTCCACACATCTACTCGGTAGTTTCCGAGATCGATCACACCGCGATACTGCCCGCCTTGGCCGCGCATTTCAAACGGAGAAATAGTTCCGAGATCCAAACGTCGGGCGTCGAATCTGTCCGCGAAACCGCTGGTAGCGATCAGGTTTTCCCACGCCGCCTCACCAAAAATGAGACGGTCGGGATCCATAAGACCGTCATTGCGGATCACGTTCATAAGGGACGTGAGGTCTGTGATTTTCTGCGCCAAAGTAGCTGAACTCCACGCGGTACCAACGGTAGGGAAGTGTGTAGCCTTTGGCTGAAAATCGATGCTGTACACTGTCGAACCATTTGAGTCCTGCAACGTAACTGTACCGGTCTGCAAAACCTGAGAAGCCTGCAGCTCAATCGAGCGGCGGATCTTGTTCTCGATTTTGCGCATCGCATCGAACATGCGGAGCGTAAGGTCTGCCTGAAAAGCCGGATCCTGAAAAGGAGTGTTACCTGCCATTCTCTTGAGCAAGTCAAAAGAATTGATAGGTACTGCCTCTTTATGGACTGGCGGTTTGAAACCTTTATTCGTGTACAGATCAACGGAATTCATCCGGTGTCCGGCACTGATGTCCTGAATTGCAACGGAGACTTCCTCAGTCTCGCGCATAATGTCGATCTCGACCTCTTCCGAATTGTGAAAATTCTGCGCAGGTGACTGAAACAGCCCCGAGAGAAACCGCATCGGAGATGCCATCTGGATGTACGCGCTGATCAAGCGCTTAGTAGCTGAACCGCTCATTTTTCAACGCTCCTTACTGGTTGTCCACGATGTTAAGCTCGTCAACATCGATCGGAATAAGTGAATAGTCACGTAGTTGGTCGATAACCGCCTGATCTACGTTTTGCGCATCGCCATCGGCATTGATAACGAGGCGCTCTTTGCGAAAAGATCCTGCAACGGCTACACGTGCCGCCACATCCCCTGCACCGGTAGCGGTAACGGGATATGTGAGGATCGCTTTGGGGATACCGTTCTCATTTGTCGAGCCGCCCTTAACGAACGGAACAAATTTTAATGATACGGAATCAACCGCGAGAATGGTGCCCTCTAAAAGAGTCGCGGCACCTGCAAAAGTTACGAGACCGTCGCGAAACTGACCATCTTTGAGAATGACGTTTCCGAGGTCCACATTTGTGATTGTGATGTTAGCCATTATTATGCCTCCATTCCGAGTTTTTCTTCAACTGCCGCAGCGACCGCTTCCATTGGATCAACCTGCGATCCTTTGTCGCTCGCGCCTTCGGCACCTGATGCTTGGGCGTCGTCAGATTGACGCGCTTCGATGTCCGCACGGTTCATACCGGCAGACAAATACGTAGCTTGCAAAGAAGCTGTCATTTCCGACCCATCTTTACACGCCCCGAGGGCTGTTTTCATGTCGCCCGACTTCTCACCCATGATAAGGTGAGCAGACACGCGATCACGCTCTTTCGCCACACCGTCCTGAACCGCAGCCTCGTACGCTTCGGGATGTTGCGCTTTAAGCTCTTTAAGATCCATGTTACTGGCTCCTGTGTTTTTCCCGCGTTCCGCGAGAGGTTTATTTATTACCCCGGATGTCTCCGCAATTGCGTCAATCATCCCGATACTTTTTGCTTTATCGGCGAGCATTACAGCCCCCCGTCCATAATCTTTATTTACTGCCTCGACCGTAGTGCCCCGCCCTTCGGCGATAGCCTCCACAAATAGCTGGTGAAACGCATCGAGCTCCTCGACTACCGCAGCTCTGCCCTCTTCGGTCGTAACGTCAGGCCTCTTATCCGGCGCCTCGGTGCTTGTGAGAGTGACGATCGACTCATCCACCATCATAGACACCGCGATGCCGATGCTACCGACCTCGACCGCTCTGTTAACTGCCTCGATGCGATCCGCTTGAGCTGCTATGCCGTACGCTGCTGATGCTGCCATATTTCTTACACGAGCTGTAATCGGTTTGCTTGTGCGTTGCAGTGCGGAAACGGTTTCAAAAAAATCAGATAAGTAGCCTCCGCCACTGTCAATGTCAAGCACAATCTGCCGCACACTTCTGTCCGCCTCAGCGGTAGCGAGCGCGGAAATTATCTCGCCATACACCGTATTACCCCCGCCAAAATAATATGCGAAAATATCCGGCGCAGGTGATAGCAATCCACGAATCGAGATCTCGGCAGTGTCACCCGCAACAGAGAGTATTCGCGATCCGTCCAAACCGGACTCGCCCGACATCCGCGCCTCATAACGGGCGCGCTCTTCGGCGCTTGCAGTCCACCCGGAACGAGACATCGCCTCCATCCGGGCGCGTATTGTAGGCTCCATCATCATGTATTTCATAGTATCCCCTGTCTAATCAGGCTCACGTATAGCCTCCTGTATAAGCGCCTCAATGTCGTCCGTAGATGTGCGTGCCTCCGCTCCTCCCGTAGTAGCCGCAGAGCGTAACTCCAATAGTGGGCGGATAGCCTCAGCCTTTTGCTCGTTCTCACGGCGCAGACGTTTAATGTTTCGACTAAATTTTGTTCCGGTTGTTATACGAGATTCGCGGGCGTTAGTACTCCAGCCCTCCTCAACAAGCATCTTCGATCCCTTAGCCTGTTTGAGCATATCCGTAGACGGTTTTATACTGCCATACCAGTCAACAAGCATCCACGATCCTAAAATATCATACTGAGCCGGATCGCGCCACGCTTCGAGAAGCCCCGGCGCTTGTATCTTTTGAGTAAGAGCTTCATTTACAAGCCACTCGGAGTATATAGGGCTGCAAAACCCCTCGCCAAAATCAGACCAAACTTTGTTGAGGTAAATTTTAAATTCGTTTATAGCTGCCTGACTCGCGGAGTAATTATTTGAGAACGCGAGACGGACGATCTCTGGCGGGATCTCGTTCGCCCATGCGACCGACTGGATAATAGCCTCCTCGAAAACCCCAAAGCTCGTATCGGTGCCCGTGCTGCCAAAGCTGACGGGTTTCTCCCCCGCTTGTAACTCTTGGAAAATGAGCCCAGGTATATGCTTACTGAAATTAAAATCCCGTGTCGTGCCGTCTGCATCGGTCGCGGTTGCCGTTCCGTTCCGCACCGCACCGCCCGTAACCGGCAGTGACGATGGTTTGTCTTGAGTTTTCTCGATGAACATGGCGAGTATTGAATTTATGACGGCCTTACGCTGGACGCTATCTCGGTACCGGTCGATCTCTTTGAGCGACTGAAGCACCAGCGCCAAAAGAGGTTGGCCCCGCATATCATCAAGCCTCTTATCAGTGCCGTACACCATCCATGCGATACGTCGTCCTGATTTTTCACCAAACGCGGGCAGTCGTTTACTCGTCCCGTCGTCCTGAGTCACCCAGTACGCAACCTTGCGACCACGTGGGTCAATCTCGATGCCGTGGACGATCTTATTTCCAGCGCGGACGTTGTTTGCGTTAGCGGTAAGAGGGGTCTGCACTACGTTCCCGCTGATAAGCTGCACGCTTGGCGCGCCAGTAGCAGGATTCATCCTCAAAACCACAAGGCAGTCGCCGTTGACCAGTGCCTCAAGCCGGGCAAGCTGCTGCAGCCGCCCGAAAGTAAGTTCTTTTTTCCAGTCGCACACCTGCGGGCTCTTAGCCCAAATACCGAAACGAGTCTCAACAAGGTCGGTCCACCCTACAAGACTATCCTCTGGCAGCCCAATAATAGACTCCTCAGGGCATGACTCCGGCGTGAGGCCAGTGTTTATCTCATTGGTTACGAGCCTGCGGATCAGACCGCGGGCGTATAAGTTTTCGTTGTATAGCTGCGATGACCGAGCGCGTAGTGTCCAGTAGTCAACATACTGCACCTGAGTCGGGCCAAAGCCACCGGCATATTTCCCACCGTCATAAATAGAATGTTCCCACGGTGAAAATTGCTGCTGTCCGTTATACGCGAGAAGGTCGCTCACCCGAGTTACCGGATCTGGTTTTTTAAATAACCGTTTGAATGCGTTTAGAAACACGGGATCCCCGTAGCCGTACCACAACCGTAAATACGCGCCTCGAGTGTAGCGACGCGATTGTATAGGCTGCTGAGGATTCTGTCAATTTCCGATATGTTGGCCTTAGTCACGGTTTGACGGGTCTGTCCAGTGTCAATGGTGTATGATTGTGCTTGCCCAGTAGATATAGCGGTGGCCGCGTCCTCATAGGTGGCTATGAGCTCTTTTGTCTTAGTCAGCCTGTCGATCCAGAACTGTTTATCTTGCATGGCGCACCTCAAACGCAGTATACTACACGGGCGTTTTTCTGTCAAGACCTACCAAAAAAAGCGTCATTATCTGAGCCCTTAGCGTATTCCCAAAAAGCCCCCCAGTCTATCGTATCAAGCTCAAAGACTTTCACACACAGCGACCAAGCGATAATTTCTACCGCTGCGCTGCCGTATCCGAGTAAGTCCCACAGCTCATTGCGGGCGTTCCCTGGGCGGTGCCAAACGTAGGTGACGGAACCTTTTTCATCGATCCGCTCGCGCCGTGTCTCCACGGTTAGCTCTTTAAGCTGTGCATCTGTAATGTCTACCGGGGCGTTAAAATGGTACGGCTTCTGTGTCCCCGCTTGCTCAGACCACTCGCGGCGAAGCACGGGGGCCATCCGATCTTTGTAGTGGTCAACGGTTATGGTGTACCCTGTCGTGCCCTGCTGCGTTTTAAACTCCGAAAACTCTCGGATGCGCTGCGTTTTTCCGGGGCGGTCACGACCTACAATTGGGTATACCCCTGATTGATATTCCGCACAAAACCCCACGACCGTGGCGTTACTGTATCCCGAATCCACAAGGGTGATGACTATGCGGTATTTTTTGCCGTCAGGAGTGGTGTACTGCTTCTCCTCGACGACCTCCCGGAGCCGCTGCCACACTGAGCAGGAGGCGTCTTCGCAGAAAATCTGTTTCTGATCCTCCTCAGCAGTTATCTCGTACCGATCGTAGTCGATTAAATAGCACCTCGCATCTTCCGTCCACCCCATGATAGCGACCGCTAAATCTCGCTTATGGACATCGACCTGGCATGTCAGGAATAAAATTTTGGAGCCGCTCCACTTCTCGGCGTACTCATTCGGTATCTGCCCGAGTCGGTACACCGGGCGGCGGTGCGCCGAGACCGAAACAAAACGGACCTTAGTGCCCATGATCTCAAAAGGTTCGGCCAGAATATTATTATAAAAAACTTGATACTGCTTTATGTCCGTTACTTTGCGCGCCTCTGGATCAAATCCCCTGAGATACATACTCACGCACTTATACCACGGCTGCATCCCGATCGGTGAGTACATCGCGGGCAGGTGATACGACCGTACCCCCGGCTCGACCGGCTTTGCAGTCGGAGCCCAATGCGCCCCGTGATCCGGCGAAAACAATCGCTCTTTGTCATGTTCGTAGTGGGGCGCGCCACAACTCTGACAGCAATACCGAACACTATCAAGCGCAAGGGTTCCGTCCGTATCGAGGTCCCACATGAAACCCCCAATCACGCCCGTCTCTTTGTCGACGTGCTCCCATCGCAAAACTTGTGGAAACCCGCACGCACGGCATAAAACGTGGTATTTCCTCTGGTCGCCGCGGCGGTATTGCCGCTCTACTTTGCTGCGCCCTTTTATGAGCGGGGTGGATCCTCTGAAAATTTTACGCCGCTCCCAGTACGCCGAGCATCGGTCGTCACTCAGCGCATCGGGGTCTCCATCCTTACCCACGGTGTCGGGCCACGCATCAATCTCATCTTTCAAGAGAACCGCGATCGAATATGAACGCATTTTATCGGCATTGCGCGCACCGAAGGGTACAAGATACCCGCCGCCTTCCCATTGCAAATGGTCTTTTGTCTTACCTGTTTTCCTCGAATTACCCTCATCAGATGAGCGTATAATGTGCGCCATGCCGGATTGGGTGAGCATCGGAATAATGTTGTTCTCCACACGGGCCGCAGCAAGCTCTTTGTCAGCGGTCATGTACATAACCGGCAGAGTCTTTATGTGCCCCATGAAATACAAGAGCCCTGATTCGAGCGCCGTGGTGTACGTGATCTGGACGCCTTTTTTAAGCGTCACCTCGCGCACGGGAGAGTCAATGTCGAAACAGTCGACAATCTCCTGCATAAACGGGTTCACCTGGTACCGGAGGTATCCGGGGATTGACGTAACGGATTCAGGCAGATACCGGTTGTCCTCGTTGTAGCTGCTCGGTGTGACGTGATACACCTCCTCGGTCAACGAGCTAATTTGCTCGACAACCCAATCTGCGCCTATCCTACTCAGCTCCGACATCTTTAAGCACCCGCGCCACTTTGGTTTTTATCGGCCTTATAAAACTTGAAATCTGGTCTTTTACAAAAGCCTCAAGCTCCGCCACGTCTCGCCCTGCTTCAATCATGGCCGCGCCGCGCCGAGCGATAGTTTTCGATCCGTCCGTGAGCAGCTTGATATGCGCGGTTTCCACAGGTTCAATAATCCCGAGTTTCACCAGGTCGCGAGCCACGAGCTCCCCTTTCGTTTTCGCATTTTTGAGACGCTTTTCGTTGATATATTCGATCTCTTTTGTGGCTTTCAAAAAGTCGAGAAACTGAGCATCAGTCCCGAATTTTCGCAACACTTCGCGCAGTGTCCAGTCGAGAAATACCACGATATTCTCCGGTATCTCAATGAGGCTGCGGGTGTCGCTCTCGATGGTGTACCGCCCCCCGTCATACTCCACACCTTCCGGCATATCCTTGATAGGTTCCTTTACGCGCGGTGGGTTTGGTTTCGACTTACGAACCGCCTTGAGTACTGGTGGCTTCCGGGGTTCCGGGGGATCCTCTATAGGTGGGGGTGGTTTTTCGCCTGGTTTCGGGGCTATGCCGTTAAGCTCGATAAGCGAGTATAATTTTTTTGACCGCACTGCACCCACACCGAGGGCTTTGCGGAGTACGTTTGAGTTCCATTTCCCGGACCGCCTGCACGCGTCCACGGCGGCCTCATACAGCGGATCGAGGCCGATTGCAGCCTCTTCGGCGTTACGCATGAGACGCCTCTCGCGGTATTTGATAGCGTCCGGGTGGTTTGCGTCTATACGCTGTCCGACCATAGCATGCTTCAAACGCGTACGAGCCGCTCTGGTCGTGGCCGAGGGGTTCGCTTGACACATTCTGGCAAATTCTGATTTAGTTACTAAATTTTGCCCCATAGACGCTAATATATATCATTTTCGTTTGCTACGTCCGCTTGCAAAATTAACGCGATGCTCACTGATTGCGCGAGGCTTGCGGTCGGGAATCAAAAC